CTAGAATAGAGACTAAAGGTGTGGCGGAAGGCTGGAGCGAAAAGTATAAGCGCAGTATCAACTGCAGTCATCCCAAAGGATTTAGTCAACGTGCTCACTGTGCTGGCAAAAAAAAACACAATGAATCCATTGAAATGGAAATGGTCTGCCCTGATTGTGGTATGTGCCGAACACACGGCAATGGCATGATGGAGGTCCGACAACGACTAGATGCCAAATGCTGGAAGGGCAAGCACAAAGAAGGAACCAAGATCAAAGGTGGTGTTCGTGTAAACAACTGTGTGCCCAACGAAGGTGTAGCGGAAGGCGAAAAACATGGTCTTTACTACAATGTAAACAAGCGTAAGAAAGCCGGCACCAGCAGACCTGCATCCAGCCCCAAAGCACCTACAGCACAGGCCTGGAAAGATGCTGCCAAGACTGCCAAACAGGAAGGTGTGACGGAAGTATCCGAGGATTGGCAGAAAGTCAATAAGCGTGACAAGACCGATGGCATGAGTCAAAAAGCTGTTAATGCTTATCGTCGTGAACATCCTGGCAGCAAACTAAAGACCGCAGTTACAACCAAACCCAGCAAACTCAAGCGAGGCAGCAAGGCCTCCAAGCGTAGATCAAGTTATTGTTCTAGATCAGCAGGACAAAAGAAAATGCATCACATTGACTGCTCAAAGACTCCAGACAAGGCAATCTGCAAAGCACGCCGTCGTTGGAACTGTGAAGAAAGCATCAGCGAAGGTCAAGTAAAAGAAATTGCCATACAATATCAAGACTACAAACACCTGCCCGAAATGGCTTTTCAAAGTCGTTATAAAATGAGCAAACGTGACTGGTGGGCAAAACATGGCCGCATGGTGCAAGGTGCAGGGCTAGGTATTGGTCTTGGTGAAACACATCGTGGATCAAAACGTTCAGCCGCTGAAAAACTCAAACAAAATCTAAAACGTGCCGGCTATGATGTAGACGAGCGTGAACGTTATTGGCGTGAGCGTGTCAAAAAAATCAATCAAGAAATTGAACAGTGGAACACTGAGAATCCTGAAAATCAAATCAAAAAATCCAGTGTTAATGAAGGATTGTTATCCGATGGCTATCATCATTATGAAACCAACCCCGTGACTGGACGACTAGAATATCGGGGCATACACAGTAAGTCGCCCAAGTAATATGAATTCATACAGATTTGAAGTTGTTGTGAGAACAAATGACGCCGGTGAAGATATCAAAGAAACCGTGGCCATTGAAGCCAGTAACTTCTCTGAAGCTCGACACAAACTTGAAGAATTTGTGCAGCTAAGGCAGCAATCAGCTGCACCAAACTAAGATAAATATCGCAAAATAGGAGTATTAAATGATTATAGTACATTGCCCTGATTTTTACACTTCTAAGATTCCTTTGAGGCTAGTGCATAAAATTTGGTGGGAAGATTTTGGTTATACCAGTTCTGATGACAATTTTTATGATGCGCAATATGACCTTAGACTTGTTGATCGATTTGAATTATCCACAGAAAACCTGTCTACCCTACGTCAGTTGGCCACCACACCCTGTATGGTACATGCTGTGCTGTTATCTGTGCTACCGTCAGATATTGTTCAACAGTGTTATGATGCTGGACGTATCATAAGTTTTGTGGGCACCAATAGAGAACGAGCAGAAAGAATGTTTTTATTCTGGCACATGCAAAAACAGGCATTCCAATTCTCAAGACAGTCAAACATTGATTTCTATCAAAATATGTTTCAACAGTTGATGATTTGCATGAAAGAAGACACTGATCCTTCAGTGAATGCAGTGATTAGATATCAAGACTTACCAACAGTATCAAGTTATGTGCCGCTGCTTGAAGCTGTTGCCGAAGATCGTGGACTCACAGTTCCGGTGCTGGATACTGCAGTGACAGAATGGTTCAATTCAACAATTCCCTATACTCCGTTGTTACAAGGTGATACCACTTATATTGATAACTTTGCTGCGATCTGGGCTGAGATTAAAACCAACAATCCTTATCCTTATACAGAATACACATCGGTGCTCAGTGCCGACAACGTGACTAAATTTAGAGATCTAATGGATTATTTAGAAACTGCTACATTAACACAACCTTAGGACCGTAAGGTTGCGTGGGGCGGCTGCTGCCCGACACTACAGACCGCTACCCTGTAGTCCAAAGTGAGCACTATAATAACAATAATAATGCTCTATGTTTCCAATGATGAAGATGGGTTACCTGTCTATATGGTTACCAACAATCAAGGACTGTGTTTGATTCGAACCACTAATGGTGGTATGGCACTTTACATCAACGCCTTTACTAAGAACATCAATCCGGATCTACGTTTAAATGTCGGAGGCGATCCAGGTACTAAAAATAATAGAACTCCACGTATTTTTCACCACGTCAGACGATATCAATATTAAACATCTAGGCAATGAAACCTGAAGTACTGATACACTACAAATACCGACCCACCGTCAAACCAATGTATGCTGGTAAGTTTTGTTACAATCCTTATCAAATGATTGAAATTGACGAAGACGGAGATGTAATGCTCTGTGGGTGTCAGTTTCACATGCCATATGTTGTGGGCAATATCTATCAAAATTCAATCAGTGAGATATGGCATAACTCCGAAGCCCGGCGTGTGCGTGATTCAGTTGCGTCAGGGGAATTTACTTACTGTAATTGGGCGTGTTCTAATTTACAAAATCTCTCGCCACGCCCCGATGTATTGCCCACTGTGGGAGAATTTCCTACCAGTATAAAAATTGACCTAGATCGCAGTTGTAATCTAAAATGCCCCAGTTGTCGCGAACATTTAATTCAAGAAAAGAACACTGAAAAAATAAAAAAACAAAATGCTATATTTGAAGAAATATTCACTTATGCATCTTCTCATCTAGATCAACAGTTTCAAATTTTCCCAATCAACGGTGGGGAAATTTTGGCCAGCCACAGTGGTCTGGAGTTTTTGCGTCGGTTGCAGCAATATTCACATTCAAATATTCAAGTCACGTCACCGTCAAACGGCACACTGCTCTGGCACCACCGAGACCTTTTGGACCGGATACAAGATAAAATAAGTTTTACAATCAGCATTGATGCAGCCACGACCCAGACCTATGCTCAGGTGCGTGGAGGCAATTGGGATGATCTGCAGCAGGGTATTCATCGTTATCAATCAATTATTCAACACTTTTGTTTTGTAGTACAAGAACAGAACTGGCGGGAAATCAAACAGTTTGCTGAATATGCTCGTGCTCTGGGCCGTCGAGCCGACTATCAAAAACTTGAGGATTGGGGACATTGGAGTTCGGAGTGGTGGTTCCAAAATAATCCTCTGGATCGTTCCAAACCACATTACAATGACGTGTTGGCAATGCTGCGTCAGACTCGAGACCAATATCCCGAATCATCATTTGCCACCAGTCTGGTGAATTTAATGAACAAGAAAAGTTGACTTTGCCCGACATTTTGTTTACAATTGCACACTAGGAGGAAATATGAACGATCGTAATTTCAGCAGCGAGCAAAAAGCCAAACTCACTCAACTCATCAATGAAGGTATGCAGGTAATGATGGAAGTTGAAACACTCAACGGTGGACTCAACGACACGGTCAAGGCCGTGGCCGAAGAGCTTGAAATCAAACCTGCTGTGTTGAAGAAAGCCATTAAAATTGCACACAAAGCCGAATTTGGCAAAGCACAACAGGATCACGAACTACTTGAAACAATTTTGACCACCGTTGGTAAAACTCTCTAATGAGTTATATAGATGCACTATTTGATCGAGACCACGATCGGATCCATATTGTAGAACGACGCAACGGTAATCGCCACTATCAGGAATTTCCGGCCAATTACATTTTCTACTACGATGATCCACGTGGCAAGTTTCAAAGCATATACGGCACGCCAGTAACTAGATTCTCTTCGCGCAGCAACAAAGAGTTTCGCAAGGAACTGCGTATCCGCAACGGTAAACGATTCTATGAATCAGACATCAATCCTGTGTTTCGCTGCCTAGAAGAAAATTTCAAAGGACAAGATGCTCCCCGACTACATGCGGCATTCTTTGACATTGAAGTAGACTTTGACCCTGAAAAGGGATACTCAAGACCCGAAGACCCATTCAATCCAATAACTGCTATTTCGGTGTATTTGAATTGGTTAGACCAGCTGGTTACCCTGGCTGTTCCGCCACGCAGCATCAGCATGGAAACTGCTGCAGAACTTGTGGCAGACTTTCCCAATACATTTTTGTTCAAGACTGAATCTGAAATGCTTGAAATGTTTTTGGACTTGATTGATGATGCAGATGTGCTGTCGGGTTGGAACAGCGAGGGCTATGATATTCCTTACACTGTGAATCGTGTGGTTAGAGCTCTCAGCAAAGACGACACACGTAGATTTTGTCTCTGGGGACAATTTCCCAAAGCAAGAACATTTGAACGTTTTGGTGCCGAAGCACAAACGTATGACTTGATAGGTCGGGTGCATATGGACTATATGCAATTATATCGCAAGTACACCTATGAAGAACGTCACAGTTACAGTCTTGATGCTATCCTTGAATACGAAGAACTTGAAGGCAAAACCAAATACGAAGGCACACTAGACCAATTATATAATCAAGACTTTAAAAAGTTTATTGAATATAACCGACAAGACGTCAATGGCTTGGCCAGCTTGGACAAAAAACTCAAGTTCCTAGATCTTGCCAACACACTGGCACATGAAAACACTGTGTTGCTGCAGACCACTATGGGTGCTGTGGCAGTGACTGAACAGGCAATTATCAACGAAGCCCACGAACGTGGCCTGGTAGTACCTAACCGTAGAGAAAGACTCACCGATGAAGATACACAAGCCGCAGGTGCCTATGTTGCTTATCCCAAAAAAGGTCTCCACGACTGGATCGGTTCAATTGACATCAACTCGCTCTATCCCTCAGCAATCCGCGCTCTTAACATGGCACCGGAGACCATTGTCGGGCAACTCCGACCGCACATGACCGATCGTTATATCCGCGAGCGCATGACGCAGGGCATGAGCTTTGCTGCTGCTTGGGAAGGATTGTTTGCCACATTAGAATACACTGCTGTGATGGAACAACAGCGTGGCACCGAGATCACTATTGACTGGGAAAACGGTGAAGAAACTGTGCATTCAGCGGCTGAAGTTTGGAGAATCATTTTTGATAATCGTCAGCCCTGGATACTCAGCGCCAATGGTACAATTTTTACCTATGAGCGAGAAGGAGTGATTCCGGGCTTGCTCAAACGTTGGTATGCCGAACGCAAGGACATGCAAAAAACAGCACGGGATTTTGAAGGACGTGATGATGCCCAATTTGAATACTGGGACAAACGGCAATTGGTTAAGAAGATTAACCTTAATAGTTTATATGGAGCTATTCTTAATCCTGGATGTAGGTTTTTTGACAAACGCATTGGGCAAAGCACAACACTCACCGGGCGAAGTATTGCCAAACACATGGACGCCCATGTCAATGAATGCCTCACTGGAAAGTATGATCACATGGGAGATACAATTATCTATGGCGACACAGACTCGTGTTACTTCTCAGCTTGGCCAGTATTAGAAAAAGAAGTTGCCGAGGGTCGCATGGAATGGAGCAAAGAAACATGTATCACTTTGTACAATAACATTGCCGATCAAGTCAACGATAGTTTTCCGGCGTTCATGGAACAGGCATTTCATGTGCCAAGAGACATGGGCGAAGTGATACGTGGAGGTCGTGAACTTGTGGCCATCAAAGGCTTGTTTATCACAAAGAAACGTTACGCGGTTTTATACTTTGACAAAGAAAACAAACGTGCAGACGTCAAAGGCAAGCCCGGCAAAGTCAAGGCCATGGGACTTGATCTCAAACGTTCAGATACACCAAAGATCATACAAGAATTTCTCAGTGATGTGCTCAATGATGTATTGACTGGTATTGATCGTGATCGTATAGTTGAAAAAATCAAAGAGTTCAAATATACATTTAAAGAACGTCCGGCCTGGGAAAAAGGTACTCCCAAACGTGTGAACAATCTAACTAAATTTACCAAAGAAGAAGAACGCAAAGGCAAAGCAAACATGCCCGGGCATGTACGTGCAGCCATGAACTGGAATAATCTCAAGCGCATGAACGGTGACAACTACAGCATGAGTATTGTAGATGGTATGAAAACCATTGTTTGCAAGTTGCGCAACAATCCGCTGGGTCTCACCAGCATTGGTTATCCCACTGACGAATTGCATTTACCTCAATGGTTCAAAGACTTGCCATTTGATGACAGCGAAATGGAAGCCACTGTAGTAGATGCCAAGGTTGACAACTTGCTGGGTGTGCTTGATTGGGATCTTGAATCAGCCACCAACATTGAAAGCACATTGCAAAACTTTTTTACATTTGAATGAAATTAAGCGATATTGTACGTTATAAGAATCATATTGACGAGCTTCGATCAAGCAGTCAATACCGACTGTCTGTGGACAGTCATCTTGATTACCTACTACGTGCGGTGCGAGCCGAAATCAATATAAGAAATAAATTTGAAACAGATATAGAACAATCAGTCAATCATGTTCACACAAGTTTACACAATCTTGAACAACATCTTAATTTAATATCGCAGGAAGTCAATGATCTCATTGAACAATTGCAGCCTTCATACTTTGAAAAAAGCTACAAATGGTACACCAATGAGATGCAACATGAACAACCGCAGTATATTTTAGAGCGTAGACTCATACCCGGCAACGATGATGATAGCATGGCTCTATCAACTAGGATAAAAACCTGGGCCGACTGGCGATATCCAGTGGCCTGTTTGCGTCCTGGAGTAGAAGAATTTGTCAATGATCTTGTGGCAGGAAGTCCGTTGTACATCATTGATCAGTACTATGAGCTTTTAGAACCCACGCTCAATCGCTTCAACGAAAAATATCGTAGACATCTTAGACCTTACATTATCAAAGAAAGTGAAACAGAACCATTGATGCCATTTTTACCCAACGGACAATTTGGTTTGATTTTTGCTTATAACTATTTTAATTTTAGACCGCTGGAAGCGATGCGGCGTTATTTTACTGAGATTCTAGAAAAACTTAGACCTGGTGGTATTTTTATTTTTACTATCAATAACTGTGACAATGCGCATCCTGTGGCTCTTTGTGAAAGCAACTATGCCTGTTACACACCGGGTCAACTAGTGTTGAACCTAGCCACAATGCTGGGATTCGAACATCGATACACATATGATCCTAGAGATCAACTGTGCTGGTATGAGTTGGCCAAGCCCGGAGAATTGACCACATTGCGGGGTGGTCAAAGCCTGGCAAAAATTGTGCCAAAGTAGTTGCAAAAATCTAAATATTCCTGCTACAATAAACCTATTACTGGAGATCCTATGAGAGACAATCTTTTAGATATGGTCAGTCATACATTTGACTTGGGCTGTATTGATACAATTAAAGTTATTGGCACTGACAAAGAAACAACAATTTTTGGTGCATCAGATAACAACCGTGTGGTTATTCAAGGCGAGTTTGCCAATCCACATCCTGACTTTATTGGTACTGTGGGCATGCCAAATCTTAACAAACTTAAAATTCTATTGAACTTACAAGAGTATCAAGAGAATGCCAAGATGTCTGTGACCAAGAAACCCACCGGAGAACCCGACAGTCTTAATTTTGAAAATGCCACTGGTGACTTTAAAAACAGCTATCGTTTTATGAGCGAAGCTGTGGTCACACAAAAAGTTAAACCTTGGAAATTTAATTCTCCACAGTGGCAAATTGAATTTGAACCCACAGTCGCTAGTATACAAAGACTCAAGTGGCAGGCTCAGGCCAATGCCGAGGAAGAGTTTTTTCAAATGAAAACCGATGATAGTGATTTAAAATTTTTCTTTGGCGATCATTCAACTCATGCTGGTAACTTTGTGTTTCACAACGATGTGACTGGTCAACTAAAACGTGCCTGGAGTTATCCAGTGGGTATTTTTATTTCAATCATGAATCTAGTCGGAGATAAGAAAATTTATCTCAGCGACGGTGGTATGGTCAAAATCACAGTGGATTCAGGTCTTGCAGTTTACACATACTTTTTACCAGCGATTACAAAATGATCAAAAGCTTAATGAGTAGCAATAGCAAACATATCACAGTCACAGGTGGTTTGCCAAGTCCAACATACATCAATCATGGTGCTGCTGCACAAGGTGTGGGCAATATGCGTTTTAACACTGCCACTCAAAATACCGAAGTCTTTGATGGATATAATTGGCTAACGTTATCCACTAATAATGCAACAGTTGGCCTTAGTTCAGAAGCCGAACGTGCAATTGAGTGGGCCAAAGATAAAATGCAAGAAGAACAACGGCTCCTGGAACTGATGGAGCAACATCCAGGTCTAAAAGATTTGCATGAAAAACTGGAAATTATGAAAGCCTTGGTCACTCAGGAAACACAAGATGCCAATTAGAATTTTAATCATGGGACTACCTGGTTCGGGTAAAACAACTCTTGCCGAAGCTCTTAGAGAACGGCTTTGGCAAGGTGGGCGTACGGTCAATTGGCTCAATGCCGACGACATACGTCAACAATACAATGATTGGGATTTCAGCCACGAAGGACGTATTAGACAAAGTCGGCGTATGCGTGAATTAGCCGACACATCTACAACTGATTATGTGATTGCGGATTTTGTTGCTCCATTGGTTGAAATGCGTAACAATTACAAAGCCGACTGGGTTATTTGGGTAGACACTATTCGTGAAGGTCGCTATGCTGACACCAACGCTATGTTTGCCGAGCCAGATGTCTATGATTTTCGTGTCACCGAACAAAACGCTGAAAAGTGGTCAGAATTTATTGCCGAGCACATTTTAGATAATCGACGTCGTCCCACTTTTGATTGGCAGCGAGAAACTGTGCAAATGCTGGGTCGCTGGCAACCTTGGCACGATGGTCATAGAGCTTTGTTCGAAAGAGCTATTGCCAAGACAGGTCAAGTGTGTATAATGATTAGAGATTGTCAGGGCTGGCAAGGTTCAAATCCGTTTGAAATTGCCAAAGTTAAAAGTTTTATACAGAGAGACTTAGATCCTATATACCAAGGGCAATATGAAATTCAAGTTGTACCAAACATTGTAAACATCACCTATGGTAGAGATGTTGGATATAAAATTGAACAAGAAACGTTTGATGATGAGATATCTTCTATCAGTGCCACAAACATACGAAAACAACTAGGTATTCAATGAGTGAACAGCATGACTTAACAGCAGCACAGCATGATTATGCTGTGTTCCTTCCTGCAGTATCAAGTTTCTACAGTACGTATGTCGGACGTCAACGATTTGAACCCTATGTTGATGCTACACGCATGCC